TAACGGCCCGGTGCGCAGTAAAATTGACGGCACATCGAATGATGAAAAAATAGAGAAGGCGCAGCGCAAGACGGATTTTTTCAATCAGCAGCTCACTGGCCCGGTAAAGCAGTATCGTCCTGAATTGGAGCGCTTGCTAACGCAGCTTCCTGTCGGCGGCTCTCAGTATATGAAGATATATTGGAATGCCGGTAAGAAATCCCCGAATGTTGAGTTTGTACCGATTGATGATTTAATCCTGCCGATGGAAGCACGTAATTTTTATGATTTGCAGCGTAAGTTTCATAGGATGCGTATCAGCAAGTTTGAATTTGACCGGCGTATCGAAAGCGGCATGTATATTGATATTGATGCCCCTCCCGGATATGCGGCTTCGATTGAAAGAACAAAGAGTCAGCAGGAAATTGATAAGATTGAAGGCAAGCGCGATGACCAGATTCAGGATTCTGATGAGCGCATTGTGTATGAGGGTTGTGTATATGACTCCCTGAGTAGCGACAAGTTGATTGGCGGGGACGGTAAGGGTGATAGCAAGGCCGTTCCTTATATCATCACGATTGATGACGACACGCGCAAGATCCTCTCTGTATATCGCAACTGGGATGAAGATGATGATTGCTGCGAAGAGTTGGACTATATCGTTGATTTTAACTTTATCCCATGGCGCGGCGTATATGGCCTGTCTTTATATCAATGTCTGGCTGGTGTGCCGGATGCACTAACCGGGGCGCTACGTGCGCTGATGGACTCGGCGCTTATTGCTAACTTACAGGGTGGGCTGAAGCTGAAAGGTAATCCTAGCGGCGAAAGCCTTTCGGTGTCTCCGACCGAAATCACGGAAGTTGATTCGATGGGGCAGGATGATGTCCGCAAGATTTATATGCCGATACCGTTTAATCAGCCCAGCCCGATGCTATTTCAGCTTCTTGGATTTTTAACGCAGGCTGGTAAGGGTGTTGTCGGAACGGCGGAAGAAAAGATTGCTGATGCCGGTAATAATATGGCGGTTGGCACTGCTCTGGCGCTTATTGAACAGGGCGCGAAGGTATTCAGTTCGATTCATGCAAGGTTGCATGATAGCCAGCGGCGTTGCCTGGAGATATTACATCGTTTGTACCGCGATCATTTGCCAGAAGGCGAGACGAAGTTTGGTAGTGACCAGAATGATTATGTCACGCCGGAAGACTTTGAAGGCAAGATGGATGTTCATCCGGTATCGGATCCGAACATATTTAGTGAGACACAGCGGTTTGCACAAATTCAATTTGTAATGGATTCGGTAACGCGCACAGCGGCAGTTGTGCCGGGTGTGGTATCGTTATTTGATTTACGTGATTTATATGCGCGTGCGTTTGAGCTGGCGAAGATACCAAATTATGAGACGTTCCTACCGAAAATTCCTAAAGCTGAAATCTGTAATCCCGCTGATGAAAACGTGGCGATGGTAATGGGTAAGCCAGTAAAGGCGTATCAGGGGCAGAATCATGAGGCGCATATTCAGGTGCATCTTGACTTTGCGCAGAATCCTTTGTTTGGCGCGAATCCAATTATACAGGGTAAATTCCTCGCGGCGGGAATGAATCACCTGATGGATCACTTGCTCGTTTGGTATGAAGAGATGATGAAGATGGCGGCGAGCGACGGCAAGCCGAAATTGGTGGATTGGGATAACGATCCTGATGGCGCGATTGAAATGGCGAAGGCCACGAAGGTTGTGGATGCTGCGGCGCAAGTGGCATTTGGCAAGATCCCGGCGATGATTGCACAGGGCATTGCGCAACTTAAAGCGCAGATGGGGCAACCGCCACAAGATCCGATGGTGGCAGTTGAGCAGCAGCGTATACAAGGTGAGCATCAGATCGCACAAGGCCAGTTGTCGCTTGCGCAGCAAAAAGCACAGGCCGATGCGCAGGGCAAACTTGGTGCATTACAGGCGAAGATGCACGCTGCGCAGATTGACTATCAGTTAGCGATGCAGAAGGCGGGGCTGGATTCGCAGACACAGTTGCAATCGGCAAGCATGGCGGCGGATACTCAGATTCATACAGCCGGTATTGCGGCTGATACACAAATGAAGGCTGCGAAATTACAGTCGCAGACAGATTTGGCAAAAACGATACATGATAATTCTTCAGCGCAGCATATTGCTGAGATGAAGATACATGCGGATGCGCACACGCATTTAAGTGATGGTGCGAGTTTAAAATGACCGCAAAATATTCTGAACTTCAATTCCTAAACGATATATGGCGCATTATTGATTATATGTGCCTTGTGCCTGAAAATGAGAAAGATGAATCCGCTGCATTTAAGAAGGTTTTTCGGATGATCCAAACAGTATATCCGACAAAATTTTATCGTAAATTAACATCAACCAAAGGAGTAACGACAATGGCTAAAGAACCGATGAATCAACATAAGCGTATGGCTGAAGGCGAAAAAATTACCGGCATGAAAAAAGGCGGCAAGGTAAAAGAAGGCTCGAAAAAAGAAGAAGCTAAAGAAAGCAAAAAATTCGAGAAAAAAGAAGATAAGAAAATGGCTTGCGGTGGCATGATGAAAAAAGGCGGCAAAGTTAAGAAGGGTAAAAAATAATATGAATGACATCAATGTAAGGCTGGCTTGCTTAGAGCTTGCGGCCAGAACGCCGGGTGAGGTTTTAGCCAATGCCAAGGCGATGTATGATTTTGTTATGACGAATGTTGATGAGCCTATTGCTAATTCGGAGGTGCCCGTATGACATTTGAAGAAGCAGTTGCCGCGTTAAAAGGCGGAAATGAAGTGACGCGTTCCGATTGGAATGGGGCGTGGCTATTCGCTGGTGACGATCAGATTATGGTCAATAGTAATGTCAATGCGCAAACGCTTTGGGAAGCTACGGCTGAGGATTTAGAGGCGACTGATTGGTCTGTCGTTTCTAAAGGCGCGGCAAGCGCCATAGGTTTTGGGACGGCATGAGAATTGAGAAATTAATACTGGAACTAAAAGCTAAACAATTCACGGTGATGGAAACTACCTTTAAGTCTCCGCCACAGAATTATGAGGCGTTTGTCAAACAACTGGGCGTCTGGATCGGGGTAGGCGAGTGTCTACGGATCATTGAGGATGCCAGAAAGAAGGACACAGATGACGAGTAGTAGACCCCAAGGCTTGCAAATTAAAATAGAAGACCGTTATACAGAAGCAGAATTACGCGAGGCATTCCCTGATTTAGATCCTGGTTTTGAGCCATTTGGCTCTCGATTGATTGTTCAACTTCGCAGCCCAAAACAGAAATCCAGGGGCGGTATTATCCTTACTGACGAAGTTCAGGAAACGGAAATGTGGAACACGCAAATTGCAAAAGTGCGTGCGATGGGGCCGCTTGCGTTTAAAAACCGCGAGAGCATCCAGACTTGGCCGGAGGGTGATTGGTGTAAGGTTGGAGATTATGTTCGCGTGCCAAAATATAATCAGGATAAATGGTTTACCGAGGATGGCGGCAGTTTGGTATTATTCATGCTGGTCAATGACATTGATTTGTTGGCGAAGAAAACTGGAAACCCACTAAGCGTTAAAGCTTATATTTAAAGGAACCTATTATGGCCGAACCAGAAGTTGAACAAGATGATGTTGCCGATAAAGCGGAAGCGATTGGCAAGGAATTAGGCGTTGAAGAAACTAAAGGCGCTGAGGATGTTCCTGATTATGAGATCGAGGAATCAGCCGATGATGCGTCTGTGGCGAAAGAGCGCGAGCCGCGAGTGGCCAAGAAAGAAAAGCTTTCTAACCGTGAAAAACGCCATGCACGTATGAAGCGCTTGACGCAGAAGCTTGACGGCAAGGACGCCGAGATTGATAGGTTGCGGCAGGAAAATGAGCAGATAAAAAAATGGAAAAACGAAGTCGATGGTAGATTGAGCGGCATTAATGAGGCCGAATTACAAAAGGATTGGAATCAAACCAATGCGCTTTTGGAGAAGGCGAAGAAAGATTACGCCGATTCTTTTGCTGAAGGTGACGGCAACAAGAATGTGGCCGCTCTTGCGCTTATGTCGGATGCGAA